ATGACGTGGATCCTCAACGAGGATGCCGCCATCAAGCAGAAGTTCAACGGACTAACCGTCACAGGCGACGGAAACGCACCACCACTCGGACATGATGTGGCGGTGCGTTTTCGTTTGCCAGAGACAGAGTTGGCCGACGCTACATTCCCGATGGTCGTGATCGAGCACGCCGGGATCAGCAAGGCCGACGACCGTGAGCATCGCGGCCACACCAACCTGACGTACGTCCCCGAAGGGGTAGACGACCAGGGAATCATCGTCAAGGACCCGGAAACCGGGCTGGACGTGGTGTGGGGCGTCGAGGGTGGCACATTCGACCCGAACCTGTCCCCATTCAAGGTGGACGATTACCCGATCCCGTACAACATCGACTACCAGGTGACGGTCTACGCGCGGCTTCAGAATCACCTAACGGAACTGATCGCCAAGTTGGCTGTTATCGACCGTATTCCGGCGCGATTCGGATACGTCGAAATCCCTCAGGACGGAACCGTTCGTACGCTCGACCTTCTTGGCGGGCCAATGGTAGAACCTGATCGGGACTCAGATGGTAAGAGAGTCTTCCGGGCGGTCTATTCTATTAGAGTGGTCTCGGAACTGAATCTGTACGAGGTACGTCGATTCCAGACCTACGTGCAGTCCGTCGATCTCCAGGTCAATCGGATCGCCGACACTTACGAGTAATTTGTAGGAGACAGAATGGCAACCTACCTACGGCCTGGGGTCTTCGTCGAGGAAGTCCTGCAGCCGCTGACGGATCCCTCGCTTGAGGCGAGTGATTCCATTGCTGCATTCATCGGCACCTCCAGCAAGGGTGGGCCTCTGGGTCCGACTCTGGTGACCTCTTGGTCCCAGTACCAGGCGCTGTTCGGTGACATTCGAGGCAGCCAGGACGATCTCGCGTACGGGGTCTACACCTACTTCAACAACGGTGGAAGCCGCTGCTACGTAGTGCGTGCGGTGAACTCCAACGCGACGGCCGCATCGCTGACACTGAACGACTCGGACTCCGACGGTGCAGGTACTGACACCGCTGAGCCGACCCTGACTGTGACCTCCAAGGCTCCCGGCGTGTGGGCGAGCGCGGCGACCAGCACCAGCCGGATCTTCATCACCGTGCAGACCTCCGGCGTCGGACGCTTCAACCTGATCGTGGAGGTCGGCTCCGGCAGCACCCTGCTGGCCCGCGAGCAGTGGGACGACCTGACGCTCGACCCGCTCGACCCGCGCTACGCGGTCACCGTGGTGAACTCGCCGACCGTCGGCTCGAACTACGTGACGCTGACCAAGGTCGGAACCTTCGGCGACGACGTGACGGCCAGCACGACCGGCAACCCGGCAGCGGTCGTCAAGGCTCCGCTGACTGGAGGCTCGGACGGTACCGGATCTCCGGACCTGTACGCGGCCACGCAGCGGCTGGACAACGTCGACGCGATCCTGAACGTCAACCTGCCGGGTGTCTCCGACACCTCAGTCCTGACGAACGTGATCAACTGGGCCGAGGCCGCAGGCACCCGCTTCGTGGTGGTCGACCCGCCGAAGCCGGACGCGACCGACGTGGCTTCCGACGTCGCGACCGACCTGACAACGCTGGCCGGTGGGCTTCCGAAGTCGTCGTACGCGGCCATCTACGGACCGTGGGTCTACATCACCGACCCGGCAGCCGGTGTGCCTGGCGCGCTGCGCCTGGTGGCTCCCGGTGGCGGTGTGCTGGGCCAGTTCGTGCGCAACGACGTGACTCGGGGCGTGCACAAGGCTCCGGCCGGAACCGAGGCAAGCCTGCGGGCGATCAACGCGTTCGTACGCTTCACCGACGCGCAGTTGGACACCCTGAACTCGGCGAGCGTGAACGTCATCCGCTCGATTCCTGGCTTCGGGTTCTGCATCTTCGGTGCGCGGACGCTGGCAACACGTACGCCGGACCGGTACGTCAACGTACGCCGCACGCTGATCGCGGTGAAGCGGGGCATCCTGAACATCACCCGCTTCGCGATCTTCGAGCCGAACGACGAGATCCTGTGGGAGAACCTCTCAGCGATCGTGTCGCAGTTCCTGAGCACCCAGTTCCAGTTGGGAGTGCTCCGGGGCGACGTTCCGGACCAGGCCTTCTACGTGAAGTGCGACGAGGACAACAACCCAGCCGGATCGGTGAATGCCGGTGTCGTGACGGTTGAGGTCGGAGTCGCTCTCCGCAGTCCGGCCGAGTTCATCGTCATCCGCATCGGACAGTTCGACGGTGGGTCGACTGCCGACGAGACCGTGGCCTGAGGGGTAACTGACAATGGCAACTACTAAGCCGTCGATCGCTCACCTGAAGACCGACCCGCTTCGGAACTTCAAGTTCTTGGTGAGCATCTACCACCCACGGGCCGGGTTCGGAGCCATGGGCTTCATGTCCGTGAGTGGTCTGAACATCTCGACCGAGGTGATCCCGTACCGCGAGGGCGGGATGAACACGACCACACAGAAGATGCCCGGCCAGAGCGACTTCGCTCCGATCACCCTGACCAAGGGCCTCGCGGTCGGCGACCAGGCGATGATCAAGTGGATGAACGAACTGTTCACGGTCATCCAGGGAACCGGCACCGGCATCGCGGGTCAGGACTTCCGGTCGACCATGGACATCAAGGTACTGGCGCACCCGGTGACTCGGGGGACAGTGCCCGTCAAGGCCGCCTTCCGCGTGTACAACGCCTGGCCGACCTCGGTCGCCTACTCCGACCTGGACGCGGGCGCGAACGCGATCGTCATCCAGCAGATGACGCTGGCTCACGAAGGCTTTACGCCGAAGTTGGCCAACGGGGTCGCGGCAAGCGAGAGCGTCAAGTTCTGATTCGGGAAAACACCCGTCTCCGCTGACAGTGGAAACCAGCAATAACACGAACAATTCGGACCAGCACAAGGTGAACCTTCATGAGTGACGAAACGGCCCAGTACGTCGACCCGATGGAGAACCCTGCAGCCGCTGCGGCAGCCAACGCAGCGGCAGCGGCGATCATGGCGGACGAGCCCGGCGAGAAGCCGGTCATCCCGCTTCCACGGGACGGCTTCGTACGCCTGCCTGGCGGCCTGAAGTTGGACAGCGGTGCCATCGTGCACGACGTCGAGGTCCGGGAACTGACCGGTGCCCACGAGGAGCGTCTGGCCAAGGCCAAGGAGAGCGGGGACATGTCCCGCTACATGCAGACGTTCCTGGAGTGTGGGGTCGCCAAGGTCGGTGACCAGGACGCGTCACCGGCCCTCCTGCGACAGTTGCTGCTCGGGGACCGCGACTACCTGCTGCTTCAGATCCGCGTGGCCACGTACGGCGACGAGATCGAGTACGGCGAGTGGGTCTGCCCGCACTGCAAGGAGCAGTCGGAACTCACCCTTGAGGTGGCCGACATCCCGATCGGGAAGATGACCGAGGAAGACCGGCAGTTCGACGTACCGCTGCGCAAGGGCGGGCACGCGACAGTCCGGCTGCCGAACGGTGACGACGAGGCTGAGATTCTGGCCGACCCAGCACTGACCAACAGCGAGCGCAACTCGATTCTGCTTTCCCGCTGCGTTCTGGCCCTCCAGAACAAGGACGGCGAGCGTGTCGTGGTTTCGGCATTCCCGTCGTTGGTTCGTGACGGCCTCGGAATCGTTGACCGGAATCGGATCCTGGACGAAATCGCCAAGCGCCAGCCCGGTCCACGGTACGATAAGGTGGAATACGTTCATACCTGCGGAAACATCGTGCACGTCCCTATGGGATTGATGCTCTTGTTTCCGGGGCTGTAACAACTACCAAGAGACGTACCACGAATTCGAACGACTCTCCGTTCTAAACCCGGCTTGGTCCCTAAGTGAAATTCGCCGGTTGTCCGTGCGCGAACGCCTGCATTGGATTCGTCTTTACGAATGGGTCCAGCAAGTGCGCAAGGTGAACACTTAGGAGCGAAGTGTCGAGCCAGAACCCGAATCCAACAGTCGTCGGGGCCAGCCGACTGCTCGGGGGCCAGAATCTGCAGAAGGCTGTAGATGCCACCGAGCGGGTCGTGCAGAGGCTCAGCACTGCCATCTCCCGGCTCGTTCCGGCCATCGAGACGCTGACGACTGCCGGTAACGCGTACCGCGCTGGTGGCAAGGCCACCTCGTCGTGGAACTCCGCATCGAACTGGAAGGGCCAGAACGGGGGTGGTGCCTCCTTCGGCGGCCAGGTCGGCTCCTTCGGCTCTGGTCAGGGCCAGCACCGTGCTCCCGGTCCTGCCACGATGTTCGGTGGCGGTTCCGGTGGAGGCGGACAGCATCGCGGACCCGGTAACGGAGCGGCCACCGCAGGCTTCATCGCGGGTGCAGCGGTCAACGTCGGTTCGCAACTGAACGCCAAGGTCGGCCAGACCCCTGAACAGGCCTCGATGGACTCGCGCCTGATGCTGACGGTCGGCCGCGTCTACGGGCTTGGCCAGTCGGTCAACTTCAAGGACCTCTACGGCGGCCAGCGCACCGCGATGAACACGGCCGACATGGTGCAGGCAACCCAGACCCTGGCCACGCAGACCGGATACCGCATCGGTAGCGGTGGGTTCAACAAGATGCGCGACTCGGTGAACTCGACTTCGCTCATCAACCCGATGATCTCGAACGCCCAGAGCGCTGCCGGGTTCACGCAGTTCCAGACCGCTCGCGGGTACAACATGATGCGCGCGGTCGGGATCAACACGGTCGAGCAGGGCGGCAAGGAGAAGAGCGCCACCCAGATCGCCAACGAGGTGCTACGCCAGGTCGACCCAGGTGGCCGGATCCGCACGCCTGATCAGATCGCTGCGGCCCTGTACGACCCGATGTCCGGGCTGAACCAGACGCTGAACAACTGGGCGATCAACGGGGTCATCAACGCCGACCAGATGGTCGTGATCAAGGAGCAGATCAAGGGCATCCTGCTCGCCCGCAACAAGGGCATGAACGCCCAGGACCTTGAGAAGACGATCAACACCGCGAACAGCGGAGGCAAGGGCGCTGGCGCTGCCAAGGAAACCCTCAAGAAGATGGGTATCGGCGACAGTGTCATGCAGAGCGAGAAGGACCTCGCCAGCGAGAAGCGTGACGGCACGGTCGGTCGGCTCTCCGGCTTCGAGGACGGGCTGAAGAAGTCCACCGATGCGTTGACCAACTTCCACATCCTGCTCAACGCAATTACGGGCGCTATCCCCGGCCTGAACTGGGTTACGGGTGCCGGTCGCGGTCTGGGGGAGAACGGAATCCTCGGTGCTGTCACCGGGATCCTGGGCTTCGGTGGTAGCGGCGAGTCTCGCATGTCCATGTCGTCCACTGGTGGGTCTCTGATGACCTCTCAGCCGCACGTGGCTGGGGGTACCGGTGTTGGGGGACCGACACCTGGCAGCGGCCCGAGCACCAGCAGCGCTGCAGGAGCCTCTCAGGGCGGGTCTGGAGGCAGTGCACCCGCCAGCAGCGGACACCTCTCCTGGCCCGCTCGTGGACCGCTGACGGCCCGCTGGGGCCAGAAGGGCGGACGCTGGTCGAGCGGCTACCACACCGGCCTCGACATCGGGGTCGGAACTGGTACGGCAGTCAAGGCTGCAGCGGCCGGAACGGTGGTCGTGGCCGGGTACCACAAGGCGTACGGCAACCAGGTCGTCATCGACCACGGCAACGGCATCCAGACCCAGTACGCGCACAACAGCAAGGTCGTGGTCGGGGTCGGTGCCCAGGTACGCCAGGGCCAGTTGATCTCGTACTCGGGCGCGACCGGCAACGTGACCGGTGCTCACCTGCACTTCGAGGTCCGGATCAACGGCAAGGACGTCGACCCGCTGAAGTACCTCAACGGTGCTCCGCTGGCCATCTCGTCCAACAGCCTGTCGACGTCGACCGGCTCGGCGGCCGGGACCGGTGACACC